CTATGATAACCGCGCATTCAACATGGCTATCTGTTCGTCGTTCATGTCATCAATCCACATACCGTAAATTTCATACACCATCTGCGCAGTTTCATGCCCCATTTGGCTGGCTATAAATGCCGGGTTCGCTCCTGCCGTCAACAGCCAGCAGGCAAAAGTATGCCGCGTATGGTACGGATTACGGCGGCGAATACCAGCACGTTTTACTGCTGCATTCCACCTTGCCCCCAAACTGCTTACCGAGTAATAAGGTTTTTGTTTTCCGTTACACACCCTGGGCATGAAAACAAAATGCAGTTTTTGCTTTTCGGTTCTGCCGTACTCCCGATGATAAAAGGTGATTTCGCTTTTGCGATGATGCCCGGTCAGTTTGTATTGCTCCTTCAGTGCTTCAAGAGCAGGCTGCAGTAGTGTTACTGTCCGGATCCCGGCATTTGTTTTTGGGGGACCGAACATATCAAGTATCGTCAGGTTTCTTCTGACATTCACTATTCCCTTTTCGAGATCCACATCCTCCCACGCCAGAGCTGCCAGTTCCCCGTGACGAAGTCCTGAGTAAACTGCAAATTTCCACATGTTCTGGCTCTGTCCTTTTTCACTTTCCATTAATGCATTGAATTCTGTTTTAGATAACGGATCAGGCTTTATTCTGTTTCGCTGTAATTTTTTTACTCCTTCAAATGGTTTGGTTGATATAAATCCCGACTGATACGCAAAACGTAACAGCGAACAGAGCAGGGCGATATAGTTATCAACTGTGCGCACGGTTCTTCCTTTTTTGTTGGATCTTGGATTATCCAGGTAAAGCGTTTCTCCATGCAGCAGTTCATTCCGGTAGTTTAAGATATCGCTATAACGAATATGTGATATCAGGGTACTTTCACAAATTATTATTCTGAGTGTTTTTAATTGTGATTTCGTTTTCTTCATTGTGTTTGTTGTTAACTCTGTCTCTTTAATTTTTGTCCAGATATCACAAAGCTCTCCGAACGTTTTTATGACTCTCGTTGTCACCATTTTTGCCCCAGTGCTGGACTGGGGAAAACGTCTTAAATACTCAAATTCACCGGAGTTTATTTCATGAACTATCAGCGCTCTTAAATTTCCGGCCTTTTTAATATTACTGTTTGTAATCTCCCAGCCTTTTAATGTTTCCCGACATCGTTTTCCTCGAAACATGAACCAGATGCGAATGTATCTACCTCTAATCTCGACACCTGTTGGTAATTTAGACATATCATGAGTCTTTGATAAACTGATTTATCTTTGGATAGTTGTACCAGATAATCCCTCGTTTGCTGTCTGGCTTACCTAAAGGAGATACTCGTTTGAAGTGGAAGCCCTCCACCCAACAGTTCTGGCGGTATGCTTCAATTTGTCTGGCCCCCAGACCAGTGCGAAGCATCAGGCCGTATTCAACCATCCACTCTTCATTAAAGATTACTTGTGCCATCGCATCACCTCTGGCAGGCGCCAATGTTAGACTGAAATTGACGCCCGATGTTGATTATTAATAATCAGCTATGAAGTTTTAATTTGAATACAATGCAATTCACGAGGACTGAAGTTTCTCGCAATTAAAATTTATCAGTTTTACTTTCTGCTCTCTGGAAACGCCTGCTTCTTTTTTACCTGAGAGCATTTTTTCGCATTCTGATTTCGTTAGTTTAGATTTTGAATATCTTGTCCAGTTAGTAGGAGTGCCACCTTCCTTTTCAATAGTGGCGGTAATTTTATACATGAACACCTCCGTTATTATTTCCAGTGGTTCGTTTATTCCATCTTTCGAGTGCTTCTTTTTCACTTCCACCATAACCGGTTCGGGATTCGCATCCGTTACACTTCGCTCGGTAATATCCTGAAATGACTTTCACCGTTACTGATGGACAACCACAAAATGGACATGGTTTAACATTGTCATATCTCATAATTTTTCTCATAAAAAATATTTCAAGTTGGCGGTGCATTACACCGCCAGGCTGAATTATTCCTCTGAATTATCGATTACACTGTATTCCCCGGTTAATACAGAGGAATCTGCAGGATCGATTGTCAGTGGTTCCTTTTCATCCATTGATACTGCACGCTGGATCTCAATTGATACGGGCAGATATTTGAACAGGCGACGAATAGCCGTTTTCTTTGCCATTTCTTCCCAGTGAGTTACCCACGGCCCGTTATTACCAGCTTTACTCAGGCTGCGCACCAGCTCAATCTGTTTGCGCGTCATAACTTCAAACTGAGTACCTCCGTCTTTCAGTCTTGCGACAGCATAGACGTGGGTAACCGGGGCATCTTCGTTTTCTCCCGGGCGGTGTATTAACTTTTCATCAAGGCCAAATTCGAAGCTAAACTCGTCACCTTCACGGACAACACGGGCTGACAGGCTGGCGATTTGACCAGAACGGCGAGCCAGATCAATCATGCCGCGATAGCCAATGATTAGCTGAACGTTCTTTTTACCGCTCTTTTCGTTTTTATTACCAAAAGGCAGTAAATATGCATGACCGAGGGCGCTACCTGGCTCAAGTCCGAGCTGTGAACACTGTACGATCGCACTGACAAAACTCATAGTGTCACAGTTTCCTAACGCCGGAACTTTACGAATTTCTGTGGTGGCGATACGGATCATACGTTCAGCCGTCATATGGCGTGGAAGAGCTGCTGCCAGTTGCTCTTTCATTGATGGCTGGTTAATAAAACTAATCACGTCGCTATTTTTAACTGCTGCTGGTGCACGGTTTCCCTGAGTTTTTTGCAGATCGGCTTTTGCGATTGGTGGTTGCTTAGTCATTTGCATATTCCTTAGCCCAGCGGGGCAGTGATAATGTCTTAATAGCTGGCCATTCATCGGTATTCAGGCAGTCAGACAGGGTTCGCAGATTGCGGTGATATTCCTGTTGACCTGCCAGTTTTGCTTCTTCGCCCATCATGAAAATTTCAACCGGATAACGTCCGCATTCAATAGTTGTGCTGGCAACCAGAAAAACGAAAGTTGGCTGCACTCCAAACTGTGCTTCATAACCGTCACTGTAGAATGCATCCTGAACGTGATAGCGGTAGTCGTAATAAGCGGTTTTGAATCGTTGAATATCCGCCGTAGTTTTCACGTCCATGATCCAGTGAAATTCAGGGATAATTTTGTCCGGACGGCACCGACACAAAATTCCTGTTTCAGGATCTTCCCAGTAAATTGATGATTCAGCGTGTCCGGCGCTTTCAACAAGCCATTGCCCCAGCGGCAAAGCCATAACGCTTTGATACATGAGTTCAATTTTCCGGCCTTCTTCCGCAGTGATAACTGTTTTTCCTGTGCTTGCGCATTCCATCAGAAACGCTTTCTCTTCTTCTTTTCCGGCGTTTGTACGGCGGTTAAATTCAGGTGCTACGATAAAGCGGTTACTGAATTCTTCCGGTTCAAGTACCCGGCAGTGGAAAGCGGTTCCTAAATCGAGCGTTTTTGTCTTTGTGGTGTCAACGGGGGCATTTTTACGCCACAAATATAGTGCCGGAGTATCAGCAATGTCATCGAGCTGAGACTTACTGACACCGGGACCCGCGTGGTAATTCTCATTCGAAATTCCGTAATAAATACCTGGCTCTATGTCTTCTACGATTACGGGATCTGCGACTTCGCCAGTTTCATCACTGCAATCGCGATGCGGATCGCTGCCAGCATTCTCATTGTGCGGATGTTCAGCGCCTTCCATTTCCTCCGGATCATTTTCCTTAGCTTCAACCTGACTCTCTTCATCGAATGTTTCCTGGTATGTTGCGTCGCCCATCACCGCACCACAGTCAGGGCAGTTATCCCCGCCAGTCTGGCCGCAGGCATTGCAGGCTATTTCCGGTTCCTGTTGCACTACTGGCTCAGGTTGATTCATATCCGGGCTGGTTTTTTCCGTTTCTGGCTGGTTCTGGTACACACAATCGCGAGTCTGGATCCCCTTTACCCATTTCGGATCGTTCGGGTCGCTAATTCCGTCAACAAATTCGCCACGTGATGCAGCAAGCAATTTATCGGCATCGACAGGATCTTTTGATGGAATGTTTTTCCGGGCTTCATGGAGTTCTGCCCGCAGTTCCTGATATTTCGCATCAATAGAATTTACCTGTGACTGAGCATCCAGCGGCTGCGTGTCCTGATGATGTTCAGTTGCGTCCGGTTCCATTGTTTCAGCCTCTCCCTGTTCAACTGCCGTTGTTCCAGATGGTTGCGGTTTTTCTTCATCATCCTGTTTTCCTTCTTCTGTTACTCGCTGCGGCATTGGGGCAGAGGAGCGACCGCAGGCAATATCCACGATTTCCGGATCAGGGTTGGCATGATCGGTTTCAGTCAGTACTTTGTTCAGATATTCAGTGACGTGCGCGGGGATGACCTCGATCCCAATTGGTGCTTCTTTTACGGACGCAACCACGATGGCGCGGGAATAATCCAGCCCGCCAGGCATGGTGATGAATTTGTCGCGGAAAACAGAAAAGGGCGGTTTATTTTCAGCGATAATTTCCTCAATGCGTTTAGCGTGTGCCGGATGAAGGTTATAGATGTCCAGATCCATTGAACGGGCCAGTACGCCAGTGGCTACGTCGCGCGCCAGTGACGTCAGATCGTGTACGAAACCTTCGCCGCGATCGGTGAGGTTTCCGCCGCCAGCATTAGCACCGGAAGCCGTGCGAGTGATGTGTGAAACACGATTACCCTTCATCCACTCTTTTGTCAGCAGTCCTCGATCGGTGTAGTCAGCGTTCAGGTATGCTTCGAAAAAAGCAGTTATCAGTCCCAGGTTTGAATTACCAGGATTAGGGAAAACTTTGTCAGTGTCACGAACCAGTTTGTGGAGTTCGCGAATTTCCAGCGGGTCGAGCAGGCTGGTTTTGTGGGAAACAGCCAGGGCAGTAACAGCCGGTAGTTCTTCAGCCCGAGCAATGTGTAATGCCTGGAGTCCGTCGCGTGAAACGTGCGTTACCGGTTTTTCGCTGCCGTGTTGAGCAAGCCAACGAATGGGCAGTTCCTGGCCAGAAATTGGGAGTAGCATATTCTCCTCAATCTCAGTCATGTCTTCGCCGTTGACGTTGGTATTGCCTTGATAGTGAGCGTTGTCTGGTGCTGCTCCCGGTTTTAGTTCCCATGTCATGGAGTCTTTGCTGAGTTGATAGCGTTCACTCCAGGTAAAATCGATCTCACCTTCAGCGGGCAGGTCATTAACGACAGGAAAATTCGTGGCAACAGCTTTAAAATAGCTGCTCAGTTTTTTACCTGACTTAACGATCAGGTAGTCCAGAGTGGCACAGGTCGATTCAAAATCGTTGCTTGCCCACAGGACGACGTCAGGTTCACCGGATGATTTTTTCGCTTTCCGTAACAGGAAGAGTGGTTTTGTGCTCATTGTTTTTTAACCTCAACTCAGATTAAAATTCGTTTTGTTCAGTGAATGATCTTGCCGGATACACACTGTTCATAGCCTGCGTATGGCGCAGGCTATTTCTTTCAGATTTCACCGCCTAATTTCATTGCAATCAGAGTTGCCAGAAATCCGGCTTTTTTTTCTGCGGGCAGATTCTTTCCGATGTGAACCAGGCACATTTTTGTGACACCTTCATCAAGTGTTTTTACGTTGCCTGATGGACCGTCGATATCAACCACAGTGAATGGGGTTTCTTTATTTTCTGTTTTAATCACGTAGCCAATACGCTTTCCTTCCAGATTAACCTCGTGAACAATGTCATCGGTCGTTACAACAGTGGCTTCATAACTGGTAATCATGTTTTTCTCCTTAATTAAGGTTGAGCGAATCCCTGCCATTGCTGGCATAAATTTAGTTTCGGATAGTCAGTTAATTAAAGTTCGTGTGCCATCTGGTCTTTTTCGGCACAGATTTCACTACAATATTTTTTCATTTCCGTCGTTGGTATAACTCCACGCATGAAATGAAGTGGTCTTGTAATGATTTTGCTTTCTTCAATTTCTTTATTGCAAAGGTGATAAGCACATTTTATTTTCTTAGTTATTACCATGACTCCGCCTTTACAGGTAAACCATCACGACCGAGGAAGACTTTAATCATGCAGTCAGAAATGCATGTTTTTGTAGTCAGGCTACGAATATAAAGTTTTCGCTTTTTAATATTGTTTGCCGAGGCGATATATGTCCGACCTTCATGAAGAACATAATCGCCAGGGGTCACACACTGACGTGGTATTTCATCAGTTCCGAAGTGATGAGCAATCATAATTATCTCCATTTTTACAAATGAATTTTGTCGATACGGTGCCTGGTGCCTCCAGGTGACGTTAACCAGTTAACAATTAACGCCGGATAATCCACCCATAACACTGATGCTTTTAACTGTGCCGCGTGCGCTTAGCCGCATTCACCGCATCACAAAATTCACTTTAAAAAGGGGCGGCAGGGCAGCCACGGAGTAGAACTGATGCCGCCAAAGACTACACATAGCAATGTCGTTATTTACAACCGGAGGCGCACTCCCACCATTTAAATTTAACAGACAAGACCGACTCTTTATGGATATCGGAAATGCGCCTTCGTGTTGTGCCCGGTTTTATTTCACCACCTCCGGGCTTTGGTGGTTTCTGCTATACCCCTACAGCGAGAATATTGAATTAATCCAAATAATGGATTAGCAAGTATTTCTGGCAAGCCAGCGACGTGCGCCAGCTTCGGTTTTAAACGTTTTGCTTTTGGTATACGTCATGGCGGTGAATGTGCCGTCCTGATTGGGAAACACGCCACATACCAGAGATTCGTTGTTGCCAAGATCGATAGTATCCATGTTGACCTCATTTCCCCTTAACGCCGGGTGGCGGAACGTTTTATCTACTGCGCTTTGTATCAATCAACAACTGCCGTCATGTTCGTATGCCTCAGGCTGGCTACTTAGCCCTGTTCAGTGGCTGGATAACTCGAGGTATTGTCCTGCCGTTCTCTGGTGGGGCGTTGTTTGGATATGCTTATTAAACACAATACGTTTTCTTGTGTCAACACGAAATGTGTTTTGTGGTGGGTGTCATATGATGATGGTACAAAAAAGCCCGCTGATAGCGGGCTGATTGGCATATTACTGTGATAGCAAGATCATTACTCCGGTGGGGGATTATCTTTAAGCCTGCCTCTCAAATATTTTTCTACATACTCATCGATTTCTTTTAGCCGGACTTCAAATAACTCAATCATTCGTTGTTGTTCTGAGCCCGGTAGCTGGTTAAACAACTCAAGAAGTTTTCGTTGGGATTCATTTAACCACAATTCAGAAGATTCCTGTTCTCCAAAGAGGAGCTCAGGAGGAGATATGCCAAGTGCCTTTCCCAATACGACAGCGTCATGCACTCCAACATTTCTGCTGCCCGCCTCATAGTTACCTATACGCGATTGCGTCCATCCGCAGATTTCAGCAAGTTTTCCTTGAGATAAACCAAGCTTCTGCCTGCGCTCTTTAAGACGCATTGCAATTTTGTCATTGAGCCTACTAGCGGCAATTTTTTCGTTTTCTTTTTCCATTGCATCCTTGTATCACGAATCGTGATTTACATAAAACACAAAACAGCTTGACCATATAACACAAGGTGTGTTTAAAATTGTCATCGGAGGTTTTCAATGAACAAAATTTCAACATATCGAAAACAGCTTGGGTTGTCTCAAAGACAACTCGCTGTTCAGTTAGGGTGGATACAAAGCCGACTGGCAAATTACGAAGCAAATTTTCGTACCCCTGGGCTAGAGGAGTGCAGAAAAATTGTTTCTACCCTTAATCGGCTTGGCGCTCATTGTGGACTTGACGATGTATTCCCCCCAGACGGTAAGCATAGCGAAAACAGCATAGGAGCGGTTGATTCATGAAAATCAGGCATGAGCATATCGAATCAGTGTTGTTGGCCCTGGCAGCCGAAAAAGGGCAGGCGTGGGTCGCTAACGCAATTACTGAAGAATATCTGCGCCAGGGGGGCGGCGAATTGCCCCTTGTACCAGGCAAGGACTGGAACAATCAGCAGAATATCTATCACCGTTGGTTGAAAGGTGAAACGAAAGCGCAAAGGGAAAAAATTCAGAAACTGATCCCTGCGGTTCTGGCAATTCTTCCGCGC